GGATCTGAACGGCCTGACGGGCAATTTGAGCGTGGTCCATACGTGGCTACGGGGAAGACTCGCCGAACTGAATACCGGCCACACGGAGGCATCCCTACCACGCTCATCCTTTCCGCCATCGCCCAGGTCGAAACCGGCGACAACCCGCGCGCCATCGGCCGCGCCGGCGAGCGAGGGCGTCATCAGCTTTCCGCGGCGGCGTGGAAGCACTCGGGCGTGTTGCTCGGGTGTTGGTGCGTGCGCAGACCTAGTGCTCGCGAACTATTATCGCGCACCGATCACAACGAGATTCACGCCGCCGCGTATCTTCGATTCATAACATCTTACCTAACCACGTCGGGCTGCGAAATCAATCCTGCCAACGTTAGCGCGGCATGGAACCTCGGCCCCCGAGAGTTCCGCCGGCGTGGATTCTCTTTGCACCGCTGTCCTCCAGCCGTCCGCGATTATGCGCGACGGGTTGAAAATCTTACGAAGTAATGAACACAAAACATCCATGCCCCGCCTGTGGTGTGACTCTGTGCATCCGCCCGGCAATTACCGGATGCCCGGCGCTTGTCGCATACTGCGCGGACGGGCGGTGCGGTAGCCTTGCCGCGAACGAAGGAGGCTTCGGCGACACCGCGCAGGAGGCCACGGAAGATCTCGCCGCCGCAGTCGAACGCGAAGCGCAATGCGCGGCCAACCCACGCGAGCTAATCGCCCGCGGAGTTTTCACGGACCGCAGTGAATATCTCGCGGCCATTTTGGATCGGCCGCTGCGAACGAGGCCGCGAAATGGACTTGACCGTTGGAAGTGAGATCCTGATTTACATCACCGCCGGACTAATAGCTTGCGCCGGTGTTTGCTATGCGCTGTTCCGGTTGGACGAGTAAAACGAAACCAAAACCAAAAATAAAAAAGTATGTCGAAACAAGAAAGACCTGTAATCGTCTGCACTGAACATCGCGGAGTATTCTTCGGCTACGCATCGGACACCGCCGGGGAAACTATTCATCTCAAACGCGCACGAATGGCCATCTACTTTGGGACAACCCGCGGCGTGATGGAACTGGCCGAGACCGGCCCGACTGAGAAAAGCAAAATCTCCGCCCGTGCTGATATCGAATTGCGAAAGGTCACGGCGGTTTTTGAAGTCTCATGCGAAGCCGCTATGAAATGGGAGGCTGCTCCGTGAGTTGGTGGATTTACAAACCACAAGTGACCGTGGTTGACGTGCTGGAATCTGGTGCGTGCTTTGATGGAGTTTGTGAATTTGTAATTTCCCAAAAAGCAATCTCTGGACAGACTGCAATTTTCCTTTCCAACAAATTCATTAAGACCGCAAGCAATGCCGACGGCTACGGCGACGGCTACGGCTACGGCTACGGCGACGGCGACGGCGACGGCGACGGCGACGGCTACGGCTACGGCTACGGCGTCGGCCACGGCGACGGCGACGGCTACGGCTACGGCGACGGCTACGGCGACGGCTACGGCTACGGCTACGGCGACGGCGATGGCGACGGCAGCAGTGAATAACATTAAATCTAAAAACCAAAAACAAATGAGCACAAACCAAATCGCAGAGAAGGACAAATCGGAATGCCGTTTCACCCCGCTCGGGGAGTCGATGGAAATTGCGCTGAGCTTTTCCATCGTCAAAAACAACTTCTGCTCCCCGACCAAGAGCGGCGTTCCTCCGTCCACGCAGGACGTGACGGCGTTCCTCATGACGTGCCGGTCGCAACAGCTCAACCCTTTCCTCGGCGATGCCTGGCTCACGGGATACGACACGAAGGATGGAGCGAAGTTTTCCGTTCTCGTCTCTCAGCGTGTTCTTCTGAAGCGGGCCGAACTGCATCCGCAGTTTGACGGGTTGGAATCCGGCATCACCGTCGAGGACGCGGAAGGCAACATCAAGGATCTGGCGAGTGAAATCATCCCGAAGAATTTCACGCTGATCGGCGGGTGGTGTCGCGTTTTCCGGAGCGATCGGAGCCGACCTGTATACAAGCAAATTGCAATCGAAGGCTACCGGAAACAGACCCATTTCTGGACGGACAATCCCGCCGGGATGATTACAAAATGCGCAGAAAGTGACGCGCTCCGGTTCGCGTTTCCGTCTGCCAACGGCGCGCTGCGAACCGCGGAAGACAAGTCTATTATCGACATTGGCGAGGTGACCAATCAAGTCCGGATGGAAGCGCCGCGGCCGGCCACGGCGTTGCCTGTCACGCAATCCGACCAAGCAATGCCGGCAGCGTCTCCGTGCGACGAACTCGCGGACATCGTTACGGGTGCGGGGTTTGGTTTTGATGACCTCCAAAAATGGGGAGTTGAGACCGGAAACCTTCCCGAAGGAATGACGCTCGGGTCATTCTCTGACATCCACGCCGCGACGGCAAAGCGGCTGATCCGCGCCAAGTCCGGGCTGTTGCAGGGATTGGCGCAGTTGAAAGGCGGTGCGCAGTGAGTTCGCAACTCATGGTTCTGGACACGGCGAAGCTTGCCGTTGAATTCGCGCCGGCAGCAATCGCGGCAAGGGACTCGGCACTTGAAAAGTCCGCGCTTGTCGCACGAGTCAGCACCCAAGAGGAAAAGGAAGTTGCAGTTGAGGCGCAGCGATCCCTTCAGCAAATTATCGCGGCGGCAGAAAAAGCACGCAAGGAAGCCAAGGCGCCAATTCTGGAGTATGGCCGCGCCATCGATGGTGCCGCTGAAAAGTTTGTCCAGGAAGTGAAGGGAGAGCAGATTCGAGTCGCTCAACTTGTCGGCAACTGGGAGCAGGAGGAGCTTGCCAAGCAACGGGCGGCAGAAGCAGCACGCCAGCTTGAGCTTCAACGCATCGAACAGGAGCGGCAGGCCGAGCTTCAACGTGTCGAAAACGAACGTCGTGCACAGGCTGCGAAACTGGAGGAAGAACGGCGCAGGCTGGCAGCCGAGGCCGCGCAAGCCGACGCCGCCCGTCGTGCTGAAATCGCAAAGCTCGAAGCCGAAGCCAAGCGCCAGCTGGAACTTTCCGCTGCGGCATCCGTTGCGGAATCCAACAGGATCAACGAGGAGTTTAATCGAACCAACGCGGCCGTTCCAGTTGTTGAGATTAAACGGTCCGAAGGTCAAGTCGTCCGAGAGGATTGGGATATTACCATAACAAACGAGTGGCAGCTTGCGCGGGCACATCCTACATGCGTAAAGCTCACACCGCTCCTCTCCGAAATCCGAATGCTTCTTGATGCTGGCGTAAAGGTGGCCGGAGTCAGTGCGAAGCGCGTCGTTAAATCTTCCGTTCGAGTTCAAACCAAAAACGCAATAACAGTATGATTGACCTTACAAATATCCAATCCGAAGTCGGAGAATGGGCGCGGCGCAATTTCCCTAACGCAACGCCGCAGATGGCATGGCTCGGAGTGATTGAGGAAGTCGGAGAACTTGCTCACGCGGTGCTCAAATTCCGTCAGGGAATTCGCGGCACGGCAGAAGAGCATCGTGCGGCGATGCGCGACGCGGTTGCGGACGCAACAATCTTCGCTCTTCACTATCGCGAGCTGAAGAAACACGCGCCGCTTGTTATTGAGCCGGACCACGTAGTCATCGCCCCGACATTGGAACGATGGGTTATGGCCGCGGCCTGCGAGGCCGGGACCATTGCCCCGAGGGATCGGCATTCGGCTGACCTGATCAAAACGCTAGCGGTATCCGAGACCGTTGCCGGGTTTGATTTCTTGTCCGCGCTAGAAGAAACCTGGGCTGAAGTTCGCAAGCGCGATTGGATTACGTTCCCCAAAAACGGGAGGACGGAATGACCGACGAGCAATTCGATGCTTTGATGCAGGAGCTTGTTTCAATCCGACAAGCACTAACACGCATGCAGTCAACGCAACCGTCCGGAGATTCCCGCCTCGGAGATAAGGTCCGAGGCTGGCGATGCCCGAAATGCGGCAGCGACATGAAAGTTTTGGTGAGCAAAAACGGAAAGGAATACGCAGGATGCACCAACTATCCGGAGTGCAAGGGTGGCATTCGTTGGGCATCGGGCAAGGTTCCCGACGGCGAGGTGGACAAATTTCCGATCGGTGAATCGGTGCCAACTCAACCAGCAGCGCCGAAGGCAATCCAGCCAGCGAGACCGGCGATTCCGGAAGATGATGTTCCATTTTGACAAGGAATAAAGCGATGACACTTGAACGCGCTAAAATGCTATACATCCAAGCCGGAGGTCCGGACGATTACGATGACAAGAACTGGGAGGCCATACGGGAAGAAATGGCGGCTGTTGTAGCAGCCGAATCAGATCAGGCCGCTGGATCCTTAATCGAATGGTGGGGATGTTGGGAATCACGCGGGGAACGTCCGGAGGAGTTTGCTGGGCGTGTCCGGAAAATTAACCTGGCTGTGCAATGAGAATGACCCAAGAACAAGTCCGAGCGCATGAGGCGCGCCTCCGCAAGCCTGCGGCAGCATCGGACCACGCGCCGGACCAAGGCCCGGAATCAGACTTGCACGAAGCCATCCGATGGGAGTGCATCCGCCGCGGCTGGCTTCCGTTTCACGGGGCGATGAGCTACCGGACGCATCGGACGGAGGGGGAGCCCGACTTTATTATCCTGGTGCATGGTCGCGTAATGCTCGTCGAGTGCAAGACGCGCACGGGGAAAGTCTCGCCAGCGCAACTAGGAGTAATTGCGCACGCCTCCAGGCTCGGTCACACCGTCCACGTCGTTCGGAGCTTTGCGGAGTTTTTGGAGGTGGCGCGATGAGTGAACAAACCAAAATCGAATGGGCGGACAGTAGTTGGAATCCATGGATCGGCTGCGCGAAAGTCTCGCCGGGGTGTGTCCATTGTTATGCGGAGGTGGAAACTTTCACCCGAGCGCAGCGCGCGCAGGGGCGCGAGTTGTGGGGCCGCGGCGCGCAACGGCACCGGACATCCGAAGCGTATTGGAAGAAGCCGCTGCTTTGGAATCGCGCCCCAAGGCTCGCGCCGGGAACGCCACGGCCTCGGGTATTCCCGTCAATGTGCGACTGGCTAGACAACGAGGTTCCGGTTGAATGGCTGGCGGACTTTATAGGCCTGATTATGTCCACGCCGAATCTTGATTGGATGCTACTCACGAAGAGGCCGGAAAACTTTTTCAATCGACTTACCGCCGTCAACTGCTCGCCGGGTTTCGGGTTGATTGATCGAGCAAAGCGCGTTGGAGGAGAAAGAATCGCGATGCTGGCGACGTGGGTTGAGTTTTGGAGAACAGGTTCAGCGGCGCCGCACAACGTCTGGATCGGCACCAGCGTTGAGGATCAGCAGCGCGCCGACGAGCGCATTCCGGAGCTGCTCCAGATCCAGGCTCGCGTGCGGTTTCTGAGCGTCGAACCGCTGCTCGGGCCGGTGGATTTGGAAATGGCGTTGGAGGATTTCCAACCGCTGAATGCGGACCTAACACGCAAACCGAGTCCAGTGCAGTGGGTCATCGTCGGCGGCGAGTCCGGACCGAAGGCGCGGCCGTGCAACATCGCGTGGGTGCGAGACATTGTGCGCCAATGCGCTGCCGCAGGCGTGCCGTGTTTCGTGAAGCAGCTCGGTAGCTTTTGCATCGAAGAGGAGGGTAGCCAACGCCGCAGAATATTGTGGGATCATCCCAAAGGCGGCGACCCGGACGAATGGCCGGAGGATCTGCGCGTTAGGCAGTTTCCTGAAAGCCAGGAAGGAGGCGGAAAGTGAGCGATCGTTTTGAGCAGTGCTGCGAGTGCTACAAGCCAACGGGCCAGGCCCGACCGGGAGATGATAGCCTTTACCTTAATGACGGCTACGGTCCGTTATGTGAGGCGTGCCACGAACCAAAATGGAAATGCACCATATGCGGGAGAGTCGGAGCGGTCGGGCGCTGCTGCGGGATAGAAACGCGGCAGCCGCTTAATGAGGTTGCTCGGAGAGAGTGCGATGCTGCAATGATCGCACGCACCAACAAAGAAGGAGGCGGGAAGTGAACATTCTTCACCATGTTGGCGTTAGCGGGGGAAAGGACTCAACCGCTCTTTTGCTCTGGATGGTTCGAGAAAGCGGCATTGATCCGAAAACGATTGTGGCCACGTTTTGCGATACGGACAACGAGCATAGACATACCTACGATTACATTCGGATGTTGAGTTCGTCTGTGCATCCTATCACGTGGATTTATCCGCAACGCGGGTTCTTTGAGCTATCCAAGCATAAACAGAGATTTCCGTCTCCAATAGCGCGTTTCTGTACTACGGAACTAAAGATCAAGCCAACGCTAAATTGGCTAGCCCGATTGCGAGCGCGTGGATGGGACAAAATCGTCATGGCTTCTGGGGTGAGGGCCGCCGAGTCGCTGGAACGTTCGAAGCTGGTCGAACGTGAAGAACGTGACTATGTCATCGAAGAATGGCGCCCGCTGCTTAAGTGGACGCTAGAGGACGTATGGGCAATCCACCGTCGGCATGACATTAAGCCGAATCCTCTTTATGCGCTTGGATCGAAACGCGTTGGTTGTTTTCCGTGCATTATGTCTCGAAAGCAGGAAATTGCTGCGGCGTTCCGTCACTCGCCAGAAGTTTTTGATCGCATTAGAGATGCGGAAAAACCAGAAAATTTTTCAGGCCGCAAAGCGCCACGTCCATTCTTCGCCTACAACAAGACTCCAAAACGGTTTCATTCCGTTACGTTTACGACCAAAAAAGGTAAAATTATGACATTGGCGATGATTGACGACGTTATCAGCTGGGCCACCGAAAAGCCGGACTTTGTACAAGGCACGCTGCCACTGACCGAACTAAAGCAGGACGCCATGGACCACAACGTGTGCCCAAGCAACTTGGGCTACTGCGAGTGAACATAATTTACAAAGTGCGAAACCCACCCACCACCTAACTAACCAATCATGACACTCGAAGAGTTCAAAGCCGATCTCAATCAATCTGTGGGGACGACAATGGCTGAGATTATCAGCAGCCGATACGCCAAGGTATTCCAGCAGACGACATGGCAGCCGATCGAGACCGCGCCGAAGGATGGGACGTATGTCCTGCTAACCGACGGTCAAGTTTGGGACGTTGCCGCTTGGCTCCGTGCGAACTTGCTCCCAAGCAGTTCTGCTTGGGTGGCTCGCTTCGGATGCATGGTAATGTTCAAGCCAACCCACTGGCACGCGCTGCCGGAGCTTCCAACGGCAGAAAGCGGGGCGGTGAAGTGAAACGCAAAAAACAAACCCGCCGATGGCGCAGTAGCTACGAAAAGCCGCCTCGTCGTGGATGGTATGAATGCCGTGCCAGGGATGACCGGTGGAATGGCGAAAGCCGCTGGAGGGCGTGGGGTAAAGGATCATGGTGGATACCGCTCGGAAAGGGCGACGGAAGAGATGGGTGGATGACTTCACCGATGGGGCTCTACTGGTGGCGTGGACCGGCTTACGACGTAATGGGTCCTCCGCCGAATAAGATGGGGGTGGTGAAGTAAACAAAAACTTCTCCCTTGCGCGCCACGCCGAAAATGATTAACGGTTGAGCACTCGAAAGTAGAAACAGATGCAAAGCAACTTGAATCCCGAATTGATGCCGGCGGGCGTCTTCGATCCGCGAGGGTCAACTGTTTCCGCCATCGAGCGCCGGCATCAATTCTGGGTTTTAGGAGCTTCGCATGGCTGAAACCTACTCCGATAAACTCAGGGACCCGCGCTGGCAAAAGAAGCGGCTGGAGGTCATGCAGTGCGCTGGATGGCGCTGTGAGGATTGCGGGGATTCGAACTCGCAACTGCACGTTCACCACTGCGCCTACATCCCAAAGTCCGCCCCTTACGCTCACGGGATTGACCTGCTCATGTGTCTTTGCGACCGATGCCACGTTGCCAGACAAGCGCACGAGGATGCCGCTAGGGTAGGGCTTGGGCGCGTGACCCGGACAAAAGGACCCCGGGAGGTTCAGAACGCCGCCTGGGCGATTTTAAGCATCGCGGCAGACTGCATGACTTTTGACGGACAACATAACGCTTGACGCGTTACGTAACGCACAGTAACGCTTGCAGAAATGAAAACTTACACCAAACTTTTCGCTTCTATCGTAACGTCAACAATTTGGATGGAAGACGACCAAACGCGAATTGTTTGGATTACGATGTTGGCTATCGCGGACAAAAATGGAGAAATTCATGCAAGCATCCCAGGTCTTGCGCGTGTTGCGGCAGTTCCGGTCGAGGCTGTAACGAGAGCCATTGAGAAATTTCTTGGCCCGGACCAACATTCTCGAACAAAGGACGACGACGGGCGCAGGATCTGCGAAATTGACGGCGGTTGGATTTTGTTGAACCACGCCAAGTATCGCCGCATGGCATCCAAAGATGAACAGGCAGAAGCGAACGCAATCCGGCAGCGACGGTTTAGAAACAGGTCAAAAAGTAACGCTTCCGTAACGCACAGTAACGCTTCCGTAACGGAAAGTAACGCCAAAGTAACGGTAGGTAACGCGACCGTAACGCATGACCGGGACATAGCAGACGCAGACGCAGATGCAGATACAGAGAAACACACTACCAAGGGCGCCCAAACCGAACCTCACCCTTCGTTTCCAAAGACCGCGGCGGAGGCTTCTGCAATGGCTTTGTCTGTTGGGTGTCCAGAAACCTTTGCTGCATCAACCTGGAACTTGGCCATGAGCCGAGGCGGCAGGGATGCGAAGGGAAACCTAATCGTCCGCTGGTCGAACTATATTGCCTCTTGCTGGGCAATGGATCAGGGCCGGAAGGCTGAGAACAAAGCTTTCCAAAAACAACCGCGCACAGTCAGGAACAACCTCAACATATGACTCGCGAGGAGATCATTGAAGCCAATCCAATCCTCCGCGTATTGGAGGATAATGGTGTGAAGTTGATCGGTGCCGGAAACCAACGCACAGCCAAATGCCCATTCCATGCAGACGGAAGCCCATCGTTCTCCGTAAATGTTTCAGAAGGCATCTGGCATTGCCACGCAGGTTGCGGCGGCGGATCAGTGATCGATCTACTAGCCAAGTTCCGCAACGTTACTCCGCGCGATATCATCGCCCAACACGGGAACGGCCACGCAAAGCGATTCGATATCCCAACCGATAAACCAATTGAAGTCTGTTCTTATAAATACACCGACGCCAACGGTAAAACGGTTTACGAGGTCGTAAGATACAAGCCAAAGACATTCCGCCAACGTCGTGTGGTCGATGGCAAAACGGTTTGGGGAATGGATGGAGTTGAGCGTGTCCTGTATAGATTACATATGGTAATTAACGCCGAAGAAATCTGGATATGTGAAGGAGAAAAGGATGCAGACGCACTGCACGATCTTGGATTTGTTGCCACATGTAACGTTGGCGGAGCGGGTAAATGGCTGGACGGTTACAACGAAACATTAACAGGCAAGCGCGTTGTAATTTGCGGAGACAACGACAAGCCGGGACGGGATCATGTTGCGCTTGTTAGTGAACAGATCGGACCGTTTGCAAAGGAAGTCCGAATCGTAACAGTCCCCTCCCCGTTCAAGGATGCTTTCGAGTTCATTCGCGGAACAAACGACGCAAAGGAACAACTGGCCAAGCTTCGCGACTCTGAACGCCCGCTGTTTAACGGTGTCCGGTTGCACATTTCACACATCGCGGACCTTGAGCCGGCGTATTCTAAATATGCCGTCACGCAATCAGGGTCAGGATTGAATCTAGGAAAATGGTTACCAGGCTTTATCGGCAACGTCCGCCAACTGGTTCCCGGCGAGCTTGTGGTTTTCCTAGGCGGGACCGGAGTTGGAAAGACTGCAATTCTTTCCAACATTGCGGTGCATGCAATGGACACGCCGACTTTGTTTTTTGAATTGGAGCTTCCATCCGAGCTGCTTTTTGAACGACTAGTTTCGCTGAAGATGGGATTCCCATGCATTGAAGTGGAGAAGAGCTACGCAACTGGAGACACGGTAGGTAGAGAAATTTTGTTGAAGCAATTCCCCAAGCTTTTCATTTCAACCGAATCCCGCCTGTCCGTCGAATCAATAGAACACACCATATCAAAGGCTTCTCTGATGATCGGAGAAAGGCCAAAGGTTGTTCTGGTCGATTACATCGGCCTAATCACAGCCAAAGGACATACACGATACGACAGGGTTTCGCAGATCGCAGAAGACCTCAAAGTCATGGCCAAAGCGACCGAAACAATCGTGATTTGTGCCAGTCAGATTTCTCGAAAGGGTCCCGAAGATTCGGCGGAGGTAACGTTGAGAGACGGGAAAGACTCGGGTTCAATTGAAAACTCTGCCGGTCTTGTAATAGGTGCGTGGCGGGATGAAGACGACCGCTCAATTATGCATATGCGCATCCTAAAAAACACCAAAGGAATGTCTGGTCGGAAGATTGAATGTGACTATAACCCGGACACGCTAAAGATTTCGCAAAGAAACATTCTGCCTTGATATGCATACCGCAGCGTTCGTATCCATGTTCGACGTGCCAAGCTTTAGAATTGGATAAGCTATGACAAAAACTCAATACATCCAGCTTATCAACAGACTCGAATTAAAGCACGCAACAATTCTAAATAAGGCAAACAGTTTCCGCTCAGATGGAGCGAAACAAGACGCTGACTATATCCAAACTAAAGCCGATTTTCTCGCTGATATAATCCAAATCATAAAAGACGCGGATAAGGAAAATCTATGAACGATAAGCAACTCGAAAAGCTGAAAGATGCGCTTATGAAAGCCCGCGCAGAGTCAGATGAGCTTAGCGACTTTGGAGCAATTCGCTTCGACGACTTAAAAATTTTTCACCACGGGCGAACTGTTGGAATGACAGCAGCCATTGCGCTAGTGGAGTTTGCAGAAAAGGGAGAACTATGACCAAAGAACAAGTTGAGATGTTGCTTAAGACTATGGAGCAAATGGAAGATAGCTGCCGATTTGGAATTGTCTGGGGTGTTTCGGAAGGGATTTATCCAATGCCGCCTTACGATCAAAACGCGGAAGCATGGGCCTGGGCGCGACGGGTAATCCGCGGACAGTGGACCGCGATGCTTGCGGCGGAGCAATGCGATCAAAGCCGATGAACACCGCCAGATACAACGCCCTTGTGCGCGACCACGACCTCACGTTTACCATCGGCGAGCAACGCCGAGGCTGGCACTTCTGCCCGGAGTTCGATGGGCTGTTGATTAACCCAAACGATATTAAATGCCCATGCGATCTACCAAAAAAGGCAACGCGTCGCGCCGCGTTTCGGTTATCAAGATACTTCACTCGAAAGCGAGTGCTTGCGATTCTTCGCCGAAGGGTCCGTATTTTTTAACTCCATCCAAACCAAACCAAAAAACCAAATGGACTACGAAACATTCCTGGATAGGAAAACACACATTGGCTCAAATTCCGGATTCAAACCGCTGTTCATGCCGAAATTCCTTTTTCCATTCCAGCGCGCCATTTCCGAGTGGGCCATCGAGCAAGGACGTGGCGCAATCTTTGCCGATTGTGGTTTGGGAAAAACACCAATTCAACTCGTATGGTCTCAAAACGTGGTGGAAAAAACATGCAAGCCTGTTTTGATTCTTACTCCGTTGTCAGTCGGTTCACAGACCGTTAGAGAGGCTGACAAGTTTGGGATCGAAGCAAAACAATCTAGAGACGGAAAAGTTTCCGCTCAAATTACGGTCACTAACTATCAACAGCTTCACAAGTTCGACTGGAAAGAATTTGGAGGCGTCTGTTGCGATGAATCTTCCATCCTGAAAAACTTCGATGGCGCTATCAAAAATCAAGTGACAGACTTCATGCGCAAGCTACCGTATCGGTTGCTTTGCACGGCGACGGCCGCTCCTAATGATTACATCGAACTAGGAACTTCCAGCGAGGCACTAGGGCAACTCGGATTCATGGACATGCTCAACCGATTTTTTAAGAAGGCTGAATCAACGATGAGCCGCCGTGAAGAGTTTCGGTCTGGTATCTATCGTTTTCGTGGTCATTCAAAGTATGATTTTTGGAGATGGGTTTGCTCATGGGCTCGGGCGGTTCGTAAGCCGTCTGATATTGGCTTTCCAGATGATGGTTATGACCTGCCTGAATTGCGAACGATTGAACACATAATCAAGGCAAGAACACGTAACTCGGAATTTCTTTTTGATATGCCTGCTGTTGGACTACAGGAGCAACGCAGCGAACGACGTCGAACAATCGAAGAGCGCTGTGAGATGGCCGCAGAACTGATAGCTAGCACTAGAAAGCCTGCCGTTGCTTGGTGCCATCTTAACGACGAGGGAAAGATGCTTGAGAAAATGATTCCTGGCGCTGTTGAAGTTGATGGCAACGACAGCGACGAATTCAAAGAGGAGGCGTTTGATGCTTTTGCCTCTGGTGAAATCCGCGTGATGGTTTCAAAGCCAGTCATCGCCGGGTTCGGATTGAATTGGCAACATTGCTCACACCAGACATTTTTTCCATCTCATTCTTTTGAACAATGGTATCAAGCAATCCGACGTTGCTGGAGGTTTGGTCAAAAGAATCTTGTTAGAGTCGATATGATATCAAGCGAAGGCGAGGCTGGCGTTCTAGCTAATCTAAGCCGAAAAGCAATTCAGGCTGACGAGATGTTTGATAAACTGGTTTCTTTCATCAATCAAGAGTTGAGGATCGAAAAGAAAAACCTGCACACAAATCAAAGTGAAGTTCCTTGCTGGCTTTAACACCAAACCAAAAAACCAAAATGAACATCATCGGACAAACTATCAAACCCAATTACGCGTTGTATAACGGAGACTGCATCGAGGTGATGAAATCTTTGCCAGACAACCGAATTGACCTTAGCATTTATTCCCCGCCGTTCTGCGGTCTCTACAACTACTCTTCAAGCGAACGCGACCTAAGCAATTGCGCCAGCTATTCCGAATTCTTTGTGCATTACGGATTTGTTGTCGAGGAACTGGCAAGACTAACAAAGCCCGGCAGAATTTCAGCGGTTCATTGCATGGACGTTCCCGGATCCGGAAACGGGGAAACCGCAAAAATGGGCTGCGGTGCAAACGCAGGAACCGGACTCATTGATTTCCCAGGTGACATTATCCGGCTTCATGAGAAATACGGATTCCAGTTCATGGGCCGGCGTGCGATTTGGAAAGAACCTCTTGGAGTTCGGCTGCGCACAATGGCAAAGGGACTCGCGCATGCTCAAATCGTTGAAGACTCAACTCTATGTGATGTTGCAAGCGCTGACTACCTTTTGGCATTTCGTAAAAATGGAGAAAACAAAACTCCGGTTTCTCATCCAAACGGTCTTTTGTCTTACGCCGGAGAAAGATTGATCCCACACGAATTGAACGAATACAAAGGCCATAAAGGCAAGCAGACTGAAAACAGATTCTCTCACTGGATCTGGCGTCAATACGCTAGCAGCTTCTGGGATGATATCCGGATTGACCGGGTTTTGCCGTATGAAGAAAGCCGCGATGCAGAAGATGAAAAGCATGTCCATCCTTTGCAACTGGACGTTATCGAGCGCGCTTGTGTGCTTTGGAGCAACCCTGGAGAAATTGTTTTTACTCCTTTTATGGGAGTTGGAAGCGAGGTTTACGGTGCTGTAATCAATGGCCGCAAAGGTATTGGTGCTGAATTGAAAACCAGCTACTACAATCAAGCCGTTCGGAATCTTGCCGAATCCGAAAACCACGCTGAACAGGAATTGATACCGATCCAATGACCGTCCACGACCAACACGTAACCGCCCTGCCAGACCGACTCCACGGCGATTACGAAGAACGTTGCGCGATCAACCGCGGTGACGGCCCGCTCACAGATGAAATCCGCGAACGCGCTTTCCTAGAAGTAATCAAAGCTTGGGGAAGAGAGCTAACACGAAAAGAATAATTTCTCGACACACCACACCACCGCACCACACACCACTTCACGGCACAACAAAACACAACACAACAAAACACAACACAGCAACCAAACCAAACAAAACCAAAATGAATTCGCCAGAAAATCACGTTGACTCAATTCCGGAAATCTCCGCCGAGGCCAAATTGCTGGCCGTTGCTTTTTCCAAAATGTTAGTTGGTGAAATTATCACCTACGAAACCATGATGGAAATCACCGGCCGATCACGCGAAAAAATCCGCACCGCAATTCAAACTGCCAGGCGCGTTGTCCTGCGCGAAAATCAAATCGTGCTTCTCACGGTTTTGTCCGTCGGACTCAAACGCGCTTCTGATGCAGAAGTCGTTCGAGCGAGCGAATCATTTACGCCGGCCGTTGTCCGCCGCGCAAACCGCGAAGCGAAGAAACTTTCCACTGTCATCATCAATAATCTTGACGAGCATTCCGTGTCTTCTCTGCGCAAAGGAATGATGACCGTCGAAATGTTCCGCCTTTTCGGCGGATCAAAAGCGCAGAGCAAACTCGATGCGGCAGCCAAAGCAGCCAATTCGGTTTTGCCTAACAAAAACATCCTCAAGCTTTTCATTGAGGAATAATTTTCCTTCACGTCACATCACGACACTTCACTGCACATCAGGCCACACCACAACACTTCACCACACACCACTCCACGGCACAACAAAACACCCCACATCACGGCACATCACGCCACAACACAGCAACCAAACCAAACAAAACCAAAATGAAAACCTACCAGTTCAAACTCGAATCTTGCGCGCCCTACACCTCGTCCAAAATGCACGGAGCTGAGAAAATCGACAAAAACGAATCACCCGCAGCCTACGATCAGCGCACATGGCGTGAGAAAGCACACTGGGGACAGGACGGAATCGCTTTCATCCCTCCAATGGCTTTCAAATTCGCAATCTCATCCGCCGCCAGAAAGCGCGGAGAAAAAATCCCAGGCAAAGGCCAAAAGACATGGGCCAAGATTTTCGATTCCGGAATCATGGTCCTTGATCCAATCCCGTTGGGCGTTACAAAGGAGAAGATCCAATCAATTACCGTCAACTGTAATGCTGACGGAGTTCGAGGTTCCGGAAAACGTGTCCCAAGAATCTTCCCAATCGTGCAATCTTGGTCCGGCACGCTTACCGTCCACGTCTTGGATACAATGATCGACGCTGAAACCCTGGTCCGCTACGTTGACGAAGCCGGCAAATTTATCGGCGTCGGTCAATACCGACCGGAAAACCTCGGCATCAACGGACGATGGGCGGTCAAATCTTGGAAAGAAGTCAGCGTTTAATTTCTCTCCACCTCACGTCACATCACGACACTTCACTGCACATCAGGCCACTCCACAACACTGCACATCACGCCACTCCACAACACGGCACGTCACGTCACAACACAACATCCAGTCCAAGGAGTAATAATTTCCCGACACACAACCACACCTCACGCCAAGACACACCACAACACTTCACCACACACCACAACACTTCACCACACATCACCAATGACAAACCAAACAATCCAAACCCTAGCCGTTGCGATCCTATCTTGGGTAGGCACAAACTACCTCGACGTTGGAACCGCACAGAACCAACACGGAGCGCTCGCCCGCGTCCGCAATGGTTACGCCGTAACCAATACCGAATACGTCATCACGCTGCCAGACATGTCAGAGGTCCGGCACCGAGAGGCAAAGCTAGGCCCCCTAGTCGCAAGCTATCGACTTTTCCCGATGATCGATGGACCCGAGATGACGCAGGAAGATTTCTGGAGCAAGCGGGAACCCACCGTCCGAATGACTTTTTTTAAAAACGGTATTACAACCACAAACCAAACCTCAAAAACCAAATGACAACTAAAACCAAAGATCAAGCCAAAGCCGAAGGCTACGCCAGTTTCACAAAGCCTTACCTGCTCAACGACGGGCACGAAAAAGACGAGAGCGTTTTCTTCGATCGTATGCTCGCGCAAATGGCCGGGAAAAAATACGTCCTGGTCGAACTCAACAAATCACACAAGACCGGACAAGCCCGACGCATCGAGTTCTGGACGCCTCGCGTCCCACGCTCCCAAACTCTCGAACGACAACAGCACAAAAACCCGTGCAAGGTTAAATCATGGGTGTTCACAGGGACACGTAGCCAAATGAGAGCGTCCCCCGTCGGTTAAATAACCCGAATCACAACCCACCATGAACAAACCCCGCCCTAAGCCAAAGCGTCCAGACCGAATCTCATTCCGCGACGCCAAAACAATGAGCGCCGTAGCCCAACGCTGGCTGAAGGATCACGGGGAGAAACTAAGGGCGTTTAATCGGTTAACACCAAAGAATAAAGAGCTATGAAAAAGCAATGTGGAGATAAAATTGCGCCAGAGCCCGATCAAGCCCAACCTGAGACCGCTGGCAGCATCGACCGAAAGCAATTCGATCTCCTAAAGTCCGCGCTCATGAAGCATCTATCGCGCAACCAGAGGATACTGAACCGATACGGCCACTTGGATCCGTTATTCCGTAGGGCATGCCAGAGCGCAGTGGGAGCGTTCGAGGTGGCGCTGAGTTGTGTCGAGGCATGCGAAAAAGGAAAGCCGCTAGACTGATGATCCCCACCCACACATACCACCCGAGAGATCAAGACCCTTGGCCGATCACCAACGTCACGACCCCACCATGCCCGCTCGCGCAATTCGGGTTTGTGCTCTCTACCCGATGCGCGGACGGTAAGCGGCTACTCGTCCACCGATCCAGAGTGACCAGGCTAGATCCGGCGGACGGCGCACGCAACGGGGGCGCCACGCCATCGCAATCTCCCGGACACCACAACACCCCACCCGTAGGACATGGCCCGTCCTAGGGCATCCCAGAGCGTTTGCGGGCCATACGCACACAATACACAAGTCATGCCAATTCCAGCATTTCAATACGATTGGGTGTACACACCCAATTTATGCAAGCAATGCAATGCGTTGGCTATCAATGCCCACGGCCGGCCGTGTGGTGGGTCCTTTCACGTTAACGTAAGCCGTGCAGTGGCCGAG